GTTCATTAATTGCGTCATAATACGCCCATTCGTCTAATTCTTCTATATCTGTCAATATGATACCTCCTTTTCGTCGGTTAGTGCTTCTTTTATGTTTGAAGCGGTTATTTTTCCTATTTTTTCTATTTTTGTTAGTGATTTTACATCACTTTCTGCGATTTTTGCTATTGACCCGTAGGCTTTAAGCAATAATTTCGCTTTTTCTGTTGTAATGCCTTTGATTTGTGTTAAAACGTCAATTCTAACATCATCTGTTCGTTTTTTCTTGGGTAGCATTTTACTTAAGTCCACTTCTTTGTCTTTATTGAAAAAACAGGCAACAATAAACTCAGCAGCGTCCTTTGTACTAGGAATCCAAACGACTTTAGTATTAGTGTTTAAAGTAATTGCTGACATAGCCCCAACCATTCGTCTTTTCATCTTATCTATGATTCTTTTTTCTACATTGGTTAGGTGTTTTGCTAGTTCGGACGCCTTTCCATGAATTAAAACAATAGTCTTAGTGTAGTTATCCTCCATGTTGCTAATTTGGTTAAACATTCGCTTCGCCTTAACGGAGTAGTAGAAGTCATTTACTGATTTTGCCTCAATGCAAATTTCATTTCCGACGTAATCGCCTACTTCAATAAACATTCTTTCTACTGGGACTCTAGCCATTCCAGCAAAATATTCTACATTTGCACATAAAACGGAACTTTCTCTACTATCAATTATCATCGCCATACCTCCAACATTTTCCAACACACATTCCTTTGTCAATTAGGGTTGCACACGAAGCCGACATAAACCTCTTATTCACGACATAGTTCACAAACTTTCTAGTCGTAGTGGGGTTGTAATCAATCCAAACATCGTCGTCGCTAGCGATTTGTTCAATCTCAGCACAGATGATGTTTTTAATGTCGGTCAATACCTCTCCCTGTAAGTCTCTTGGATTTCCTTCAATACCCCGTTCAATTAAAACCATGTCGGAAATAATTTCGTTATACCATTGAACCAGTAAGTACCTAGCCTCGTGTAGGGGATTTTGAACCAAGTTGGCTGAAGCCAAGCATGGGATAACTGGCAAGGTAGCGGGGCTTTCTACACCCTCTATCTCAATACCAGCACTCTCAATTTCCTTTACTTCGGGCCAATCAAGCAAATGTTCTCCATAGTAGGAGTTCTTACCCTTTCTTTGTTTCTTGCTCATGTCAAGTATGAACCCCAAATCGTGCTTTAAGTCGGACTGTTTCAAAGGAATGGAGAACCGTTTTGCCCCCATGTGGTATGTGTTTTGAACTCTTCGTAGGCGGGTGGTATTGATAACCCTATGGTCTAAAAGCCTCGACCTATTAATCACATCATGGCATATATTGAAAAATGCCTTAACTCTTCTCAAGTCGGAGGTCCTTTTTCCATACACGAAGATGTAAAATCCTCGCCCACTAAAGGCCATACGATGTTTTAGATTCCTATTAATTAACCATGAATGTAAGTCCTTTAGGTTTTCATAAGCCTCTTCTAAAGAATCATTCCCATGAGCATCAATATCTAAGAAAATTCTATCAATTGCTACTGAATGTTCTAAACCACGATTGACTGAAAATTCATCGTAATTGTATACAGAAGTATAGACATTCATTTTCCCGTTGTAATCATTTACGAATTCTAGGAACTGTTCTTCATTTTCAACGACTTCTCTCTTAGGTTGTCTTGCGTTCATAAATGGGCTTCCTGCCCACATTTCTCTCGGAAAATACATGTTTTCACCTCATACTTGTTTTGTGTCCTTTTTAATCTGCTCTAGCAGTTCGTCTTTAGAGGGAAGGGTTTTAACCTTCTCCTTCTTATTTTTCACCGGAAGGACAACCGGCTTAATATTCATTTCAATCTTGGCTGAATCTAAATCACCCACAATTAATTCTGTTAGATGCTCAATGTGAAAGAGGTAGAAATCATCCTCAATTTGCTTTATAAGTTTATCATTCGCAAAATTAACCATAACATCAAGTGTATAGTCCTCTCTTTGAATTATACCTTCTAATGTTTTTTCTATGTGGTAAATGTCCTTAACAGTCCACCCAAACTCTAGCACCTTTTTAACTAAATCGTTTTTTACATTTTCTACAATTTCTCTTTGGTCTTCACCAGTCATAACTTATCCCTCCTTCCCCTTTTTCACACACCGAATAAAGTCCACAATGTCTGCACTTCTTATAAAAGTCGTCAAACGGAAACTCCTTAAGTATGTAGGAGTCTACTACTTTTTGCATGGCATTTTGAACCGATTGCTCAGTTCGGGCCTTAACGGGTTCAAGGTAAATGTAATTGCTAGCAGGGAAGAACCAGCCCCAATATCCGAACTCCATAGAGGGGTCAAGACCTGCGGCGATTTTGTCTTCATCAGTAGCGTTATCAAACAATATTTTGTAAAAGGCCATTTCCTTTCTCATATGTGTAGCCTTGCTGTCCTTCCAAACACCAGTCTTTAATTCAAGAGGTACATAGGTTCCTTCGTGAATGAACAACCGGTCAACAATTCCTTGGAGGTGAATTACTAGCCCGTTCAATTCATACTTGGCGTTTAGCCTAATTTCATTCCCAACAGGCTTAAAGAACTCAACTGTTCCGTCCTTGACACAATCAATAAACCTTTCAGCCGACCATGAAGCCATTCCTTTATAGATGGAAAGGGTAGTATCATCATCAGTTTCGGGATAGAGTTTCATGAACGACTTAACCAATTTATTGGGGTCATCAATATGATTCATCATTTCCTCGGTATCAACACACTTCCAAAATTCTTCCTGTGCATCGTGAACTGTGTTTCCACGAATCATGGCTTCTGTTGCTGGGCCTTTGATTTTACCTTCACCGAAGGGGTCATATCCCATAACATAAGAAGCACGACAAAACCCGTAAGAACCAAGTGACGATTTGGTCATTTTTAACATTGGGCTATTATCGTCGTCGGGGTTCCATTGGTATGTGAACCCATTTTCTAAATCTCTTTCTGTCCATTCTTCTACGTAATTATTCATGCTGATTTCTCCTTTAATATATCAATTAGGCTTGATGCCTCTTGTCTAGTGATACCTTCATATATTTTGGTCTCACCGCCAAGTTTTCGTATGTATTCCAGTTGTTTGCCGGTAGGCGGGCCGTCAACATTTTTAACTGATTTTGACGGTGTTTCCATTACCTTCCTACGAAGGGAGGCAGTAGTTTCGTCGTGGCATGGTTTACATACTTCTATCACATTACTTCTAGAATAGATTAGATACTCCTTTCCGAGTTCTCTACATCTATGCTGTGAAATGATGTGATGCCATTCCGTCTTTTCTTCTTCACACCCACAAATGGTGCAAGTTTTTTCTTTGACCCAAAATTTCTTTTCCTTCTTGTAAATTACTAGAAGGTCTTGTTCTAGGTTTTCTATTTCTTTCTTTTTGTTATTAATTCTTTCATGTAGTTGTTTCATACTTTTAACGTATGTTCCACTTTTCTTTCCCATTTTACCACCATTCCTCTAATCCTCTTTGATTAATGTCCTTCCTATATAGGGAGAGCGGCCAACCCATGCTTTCAAAGACTAGGGCAGACTTTTTGATTATTTCAGCCTCGGCAATGAACTCCCAATCGGGACTATATGTATCTGTTAAATTCATTTCATTCACACTTCTAAACGCCAAGTATTCTGCTGATTTAGACTCTCCCTTCCAAATGTAGCATTTTTCGCTCAAGTTGATATTGTTCATTTTGTAGTAGTAGTATGAATCGCCCTTGGCGATTTTGCTTCCTAAACGCTGTTGGTTGTAATACAAAATTCCTGCGGTTCCTCCCGCCACCATTTTGTAATCAGCGAGGGGTTTCCGTAGGCGGCTTCTCTTCACTAGTCTATTGATGTTCACCTTTCCTTGCACAATATCACTATACCAGTCGTTGCAGTAGGCCACTATTTCCTTCTTACCTTCAAACAGGGAGACTTTCCTTAAAAGGTTTTCTTGAAACTCTTTCGCTACGGGGGTTTCATTACTCTTCTTCATTTCAAAACCCATCACGAAGAATTTATCCTCGTCTAGATAGGCTCCGTCTTTCCATGAAAGCCAACCACAATATCGGTTCTTTTTCTTGGAGAGAAAAAACTTAGAAGCAAACTTCTCAAATTCTAACTCAACTGGCTCACGGAAAACTCGCTTTGAAATATAGTCGTTTAGTTTCTCACGCAATTCTAGTGCATCATCAACATCTGCGACTTTGATAAAAACTGAATCCGTGTGTCCATAGATAACTTCGTAGCCCAGACCTTGAGCGTAGAAAGCCGTCATTCTCATAGCCCTACGAGCAGAAGCCGTAATTGATTTAGCCATGTCCATGTCTCCCCAACCGTAGCCGTCCTTTGCTAGAATACCGTAGAATGCGTTTACAACTCGCTTAGTAGCCATTTGTGCTGAATCCCATTTTTGATACTCTTCTTCCGTGGTCGCTTGTGAGCGTAGTTTTTTGTAAGAATCTCGCATTACCATCAGTTCCTTAACCGCTTGAGGCAACACACCTTCACCCTCATTGTTGAAATGGATATTTGGTTTGCCGTCATAGGGCTTCAAATTCTTGGGGGTTTCCCACCAAACGGGATAACCGCTAGTGGTCTTAGTTTCCCATGAGATATTCATTGAAGCCATCATTGATGGGTATAGAGATTTGAAGTCAAAAATAGCCACATTCTCATGTTGACCATATGTGTTTTCTTCATCGGGGTCCATCACGAAAGCCGCTTCAAACTTCTCCTTTGAACCTTTAAGTCCAGTAGGAGGAATCCAATCAGCCTTCTTCATAAAATACACACCAGCCATCTGTGAATTGTGATAAGTGTTTTCAAATGGACACCCAATTAGCCGTTGTAGAGCCAATTGATTTTCACTAACATTGAGTTTTTCATCAATATCCACACACAACTTTACATCTATCCGTGCGTATTCCAAATAAGTGTTCGTGTCTTCAAGCCAAGCCCTTTCATAAAACTCATTGTCTTGAAACTTAGCGGAAACAACCTTACCATCATTTTCAAGAACCAATTTAGAACAGTCGTCCAACTTTAGTGAGGGTAGAGTTCCCATTTGTGAATCAGTCCACAAACGCTCGAATCTATCCATCAAGCAAAAGGTCAAGCGACCCTTAATTGGTTGACCACTATTGTGGTAGTTTTCTACTTTGAGATTCCAACCAACAGGTTCTCCACCAGCATAACGCCTTGAAACATTCTTGATTTCTCCGTAAGGAGACATAAGAGTAGGATTGATATTCAATTCACACATACGAGAGATAACCTTCGGTATGTCAAAACCTAGCAAATACCAACCGATAATCATGTCGGGGTCTTGCTCTTGCATTAAACGAATAAATGCGTAAAGCATATCAGTTTCATTGTCGTAAATCTCAAGCCATTCTTGATGTAGAATACTGTTATCCGGTTCACCTGTTGGAAACCAAGTCATTACAGTAGCCTTCTGTGTGTAGTTATCATAAATACTCAGCACCGTAATTTTACCATGATGTTCTCCGCCCACTTGTGTTTCAATATCAAAATACCACTTACGGAGATTGTATTCGGGAATCTCATAACCTGAATCAATACACCAAAGACGAGCCGCATCCACATCACCTTGATAGGTTCTTTCTGTTTTGTGGATTTCCTGCATGATATTGTATCTGTCGTAGGGGTTCTCGTAGTAATACTTCAAAAGAGGGATGCCCTCCAAGTTTCTTTGCTTGGTGTTTTCCCTTATAAAGGAGATTCTTCTACCTCTTACGTAAATGCTATTTCCAATTTTAGTATTAATCGTTAAATAAAAATAGGGTCGGCAATCATGTGTTTTTTCCACTCGCTCGTTATTATCATCACGGAATCTTAACTTAATCCTGTGTTGCTTGTTCTGTTGAATCGTGTTTATCATCATCTTTATCACTCAGTATTTCAATCTCAATGTCGTTTTCTCGCAGTTCATACTGCATGTGGTTTTGTATATAATGAACTAAATGTTGCTTTAGTTCTTTAGCGGAAGTATCTTTCCAATACCACCCGCCCCTCACTAGGAGGTTTATTTTAAATTTAGGACCTTCAATCATTTAAATCCCTCATCATTTGTGCGAAGTCTCTTCCGTATTTCACGGCAAGTTCAATGTCTTTAAATTCCTCCATTAGTCGCTGAACATATACGGCGGCGTCCATCAATTCTTCTTGCAGGTGAACCAACCAATCATGAACTGAAAGGTCTTCACGTTCCATTGTTGTTCCGTATTTATTTTTGCCAACTTCTGCTCGTTGTTGAATTTTCTTGCACACTTCGTCTTCATGTTTGCTCATCCTTCTCTCCCCTCTTGGTCTTCTTTCGCCCACACAATTTTGCTTGCTAAATCCATAGAATAATGACGATGAACTTCTTCTAAAAAAGTAATTACATCATCATGTCCTGCAAACTCACATAGTTCTTTGATTTCATCTCGGTTATACCCTTGGATGTCATCAGCAAACCAAATAGCAACCTTTAACATACTCATTCTTCTTCCTCCGAGTTCATGTTTAAAATTGTATCAAGTAGTCTCACTTGCCCAATCAAATACAGAATAACCCCACTATTGCTCTCTCCGTACATTTTGAGAAACTGTTCTAGTGTTGTGTTCCTCTCGTTTAGGTTATGCATTAGTGTGTCGTGAAGTTGTGTCCTCATGGTTGATAGTATGGTTAGTAGTAGTTCTCTTTCCACGTTTAAGCCTCCATTCTTGGCGCACGCATAATAACAACATCGTTAGTGCAGAAAACCACAGGCTTTTCATCGTCGTAGAAAATAACCAATTGGTCGTCGCTAGAATATTGTAGAGCCTTAGAAACTGGCAAAGAAAAACTAACGATTGCATCTCTAGTAATAGTCTCAATTGGACTAACCGAAGTTGATAGTGATTCTGTCATTTTATCCGAAGAGACAGTAAAGGTATTGTTTTTACTATTAGCGTTAATCGTGAAGATACTACTTCCGACCTTTTCTGCCATATCAAAGGCACCGACAAAATCATCCAAGTCAAGACAAACTCTAGTTCCTAAAACCAATTTTTCCGTAGCAGAAAAACTAGGGGACTCTTCAAATTCTTTCTGCATTGAAGAGGAAAACCTAGAGATAACATGAGCATATTCGTGTCTTTCAATAGTTGGAATTTCCACTACCGAATTACCAGTAAGTACCTTGACATTTCCCCCGCTAAAATCAAATGCGCTTTCTTCGTCAACTAAATACTTTGATAGAGTGTCCGCATTTACAAATGCGTGAAAACTACCTCCACTTTGTTCTTCTCTAGTCCTTTTAGATACACGAACATATGTTGAGGCATCACCATTTTCTACTAAAATAGTGTTCGACTCGCTGGTAATTTTTACACAATTACCCATCTGTCCTTTTGTGTTATTAAGTCCTTGATTGTATTTGCCCTTAAGCAAACACAAGTTAATCATTTCTTTCAATCTTTTTCCATTTGTTGTAAATTTCATGTGTTTCACCACCGTTTTTTTTTCATAAATTCTTTTCATAATATCACACCATACACGTTAAGTTAAACTCAAAGTGTATTATCTTTGATGGCTTCAAGGCCATTCCAAGAGACTTTGCCCTTTGCATTCTCAAAGAGCAAGAAGGATTGACCCTCGTTTTTAGCATTCGTCTTAGATTTTGTAACCTTTGCATAAAGACTCGTTTTACCGTTTCTTTCTTCTCGGTAAGTCACTACATGCTGATAGAGTTTAGCAGTAGTGGACTTTTCCCAATCCGGCCTTTGACCTACAACCTCAAATCCATCATGCACTTCTTTCATGTGCGTGATGAAAAATTTGTGGCATTCTAATTGACACGCCGCCTTAAACAAACGCTGGTATTCTTGGGTCCTAGCAAACCATTGTGTAGGGACCATTTTTACCTTATCAGCCTGTCGGGGGTCATTACCTTTAATGTGGTTAAGACGAGCAATCATATTTGTGGTATCAAGCCAAGTATCTAGTCCGTCAAACACAATTGCCTTAACTGCCTTCACTTCAATTTCTTCTTCATCAAAAGAAATTTTCTGTGTTTCAATTGCTTCCTTGACCATTCCAATAAAGAAACGGGCCATGTCAGCCGTAGCCAAATAATCAATTGTCATGTCGTCCTTATAGACATGGGGATTATAGATAAACACTTTATCATCCGAAGACCAATGTTGCCTCCAAGTGGGTTCCGCACCTTCATCAAAATCTAGCACAAATACCCAATGTGTTTTTCTTTCTTCATCTGTTCTGCAATCTAAAGCAAGACCAGTTTTACCAGTTCCGGGGTCGCCCGAAATCCCACAAATCATATGTGCTGATTCTTGGGCTAATAGGTTTCGGCGTTGTTGAAACGCTCGTGCTTTTGCCTTAGCAAAGGCCCCTTGCTGGTCTTCTTCTTTTACTTTCTTCAAAATACTGTTGCTTGCTTTTCCTGTTTTTAAACTCATTCTTCTTCATCTCCTTTAAATTGTTCTTTTAATTGTTGTAATTGGTTTTCATGGACAATGCGGGTGAACATCTTCCCGCTTTGCCTCATATGGAAGCGAACACTATACATGTCTTCGTCTTGGTGTCGCCATTCAATGCTTTCTACCTCATCCATATCCAATAAAATTTCGTTCATTCGTATAATCATTTTTATTTCTCCTAGTTTATAGGCTTCGCACCCATTCGTATGTCATTCAACCGCCACATATACACGGCTGATACTGTCGCTGTATCTCTATGCCGACAATATCATAAGTTCACAGTTCATCTAGTCTCTCCGTAAGGAGCAAAAGAGCCGAAGCCCAAAGCCCCACAAAAATACCCAACTGTTGGTCGTGCAAGGCATAAATACCAATACTACCAACAATTGAAACTAGGCTACTGTAAAGTCCAATTTGTTTCCACTCCATTTGAATCACCAATAACTTAGCGAATCGCCGTCTGCGGTTTCAACCTTTTCTTCAAGACCAGTTCCCAAACGGACATTGATACCGTAAAGGTTGATTGAAACAGGGTTGTATTCTCCATCAATGGGAATACCGGACTCGTCCTTCTTTTGTGTTTGGTTAGTTCGTCCAATGACGACAATATCCGACCCGACACCGAAGTTCAAATCAACATGGGATGGAACCCAAATTGGAGTTGACTCGGGCATATCCTCATCATCAAAGCCATAGTTTGCATCCAAAGGTTCAATCCAAATAACACGGTTGCCCGTTCTTTCATTCACCTTGAGATTCATGCTCGTGACGATACCGTCCGTGACAACAATTTTCAATCCCTGTTGGGTTTGAATTTCTTGGTGATAGTCCTCTAAATCATAAAGGTCCGTGACAAATTCGCCCATGTTTTCAACCAAAGCATTCTCGTAATTATAAGAGGAGGTATCAATCCATCGTGGGTCATCTTCGTCCAAGACATCAATGTAGTTAAGTGTTTCAAGGGTTTTTCCACGAATACCGTAGATAGCGTTTCGCTCATCATTAGGTAGTCCATAAAATGTAACCATTCGGAAACAATCAGCCTTGAAATTCTTAGCCATTTCGTTCTTCAACTGAACAACCCAAAGTTGTGTTTCTCCGCCTTCCTTCTGTCCGACAAAATGCGCTCGCACTTGATGTTGTTCTTTTGGTAGGGGGCGACCATAGTTTTTGTTGGTGTCGCCGGATTGCCAAGTCTTAACTGCATCAAGAGGAACAATCCACGTTCCTTCGTTAATTTCAATAGCGGCATCGGGAATGTTAGGAATAACCTTCGTTTCCCACTCACCGTTCTTAACTTGCGTCTTTTGGAACTCTCCGTCTTCAAGAACAATCTCAGCAACCAATTCATCCGAAAGGGTTTGTGAGGAATCACCATTATAGCGGGAAAGCATAGTTCTCCGCTTATATTCCATGATGTCTCGTACAGGTTCAATCCCGACGAAAAACCCACTAACCATTTCACCGAAGGTATTATTGTTGGATGAGCGAGCAGATGAAAGACGGCTTCGCACATACTGGCGAGTCATGGACATAGCCATGAGTTGTTGTCGTTCATCGTCCAAATCCAAACCGCTACTTCCGGCTAAATCGTTGTATTTCTGTGTCATTTCTTCAACTTCAATGTTCAGTCTCTTCGCAAGACCATTCAATTCTTTCTCAATTCTTTCTAGCATTTTTTTTCACTTCCTTTTGTTTTTCATAATCTGGGAACAGAACCAAGCAATCAACACCTTGGGTGAGACACTTCGGCTTCTCCATTCCATTTCTCCTACCGTTGCTATGCACATAAACTTTGTGCTGTCATCCAAATCCATATTCATAACAGATTGTAGGAGTTTATTACATATATCCTTCACACTTTGTCCCTTCCTAACTAGGCCACTCAAATACTCCATACCGGACGAGTTTCCTGCCAATAGTCGAGTCAAGGCATTTTCATAATGTTTTGTGGTTGCGTTTATAAATTCGTCTACTTTCGCATCGGAAAAAATACACGCTTGCACTTCGTTAATTGCACGACGAAAATCACCGCTACAATTTTCAACAATTTTTTGCACCAAATTTAGGTGCGATTCTTCAACCTCTACCAAATTATGTAAACCCACTAAGATTGTTGTAAGTCTTTCAACCTGCACCTCTTCGGGTAGGGGTTGAAATAGGTAGTTTGCACACCTTGACTTGAGGGCATCATCTACACCGTAAGAGTCGTTGCATGTAATAACGAAGGTCGTATTTACTGACCTTTCCATAGTACGTTTTAACGCTCGTTGAGCATCTCTAGTCATACCGTCAATTTCATCCAATAGAACAAACTTCATGACTTGACCGCTGATTGAACTACTCGTTAGAAAGTTGTAAATTGTTTGTCTAACGGTCTCAAGTTTGCGGTCTTGACTGGCATTGATTTCAAGAAAGTTAGTCTTAAAATCGTCACCCAAGAACTCCCTAGCCATTACAATGCTAGCGGTTGTTTTACCCGTCCCCGGAGGGCCATGTAGCAATAGGTTGGGCATTTTATTTCTCTTTACCCAAGTCCTTGCATCTTCTACAAATTTATGTTGTCCTATAATATCATTAATTTTCGTTGGTCTAAATTCTTCTGTCCAATTCATGTCGTTCCCTCATAATCAATCTTTTAGCCGTTAGCACATAACCCGCTACCGATACGGCACTTCGTAGCGAGGAACACACAACCCCTGCGGGGTCAATTACCCTGTATTCGGGGGCATGTAAATACCATTCATCTCGGATTCCATCATAGGCGTATTCTTGAGAAAGATTGTGCATTACATTCTCAAGAGAAGTTTCTTCCCCAACACAGTTTTTATACAAGGTATTGAAAACAGCAAACAACGCATTTCTAAACCCAATACGAATATCTGTTTCAATGCTGGCATTATTGTCAATATCATAATATTTCAATAGAGCCAAACCCGAACCCCATGTGTAGCCTGTTTGTATTGCCGAACGAACAGCGTTTAGTGAATCATCTAGTCTATCCTTTTTGTTGTGGATTTCTTGTTCCGACTCTCCGTGGATTTTGATAAGCCCTGCCATTCCATTTAACTTACCCATTCTAGCCAAGTTCTTTTTCTTATGGAATTCTGTTTCAGCCATTCCTGCGTCTTCAACAATTTGCTCACACCGTTTAGCAACCCTTTTTGGGTTGGTAGGTTCCCCAATAAATAATGTGCTTGAGGAGTTAATGACTAACGATTCACATTCACCCAAATGTTCAAGTTGGGCGTGGCGAATATCCTCGTCTAAGGCAGTAATAAAGTAATGACAATCTAGGAATGTAGCCAAGTCTCCTAACTTAAGCCCAGTCCAAACGGAAATATCTTCTGCCTTAGCAATAGAAGCATCAATTGAACCATTCATGCTATTAACTACAAACTGATTTAGAGCGATAGGGCTAATAGATTTAAGCACTAGTAGTAGTGGACGTTTATTCTCCTTTGCTAATTCCAATACAGGTAGAATCTCTTCAAAATCCTTTACCTCTTGGTCGCTAACTAATACAAGTGGGTTTTCCATTCGCCTCTCTTTCCCATTCACCCGTACTAAGACCTTGTGAATATAGCCAGCCGAGGATTCAAAGCCCTTTACAATTTCTATTTCGTCCTTTCCTGTATGGGAGGGTTCAACAGTAATAACACCATCCATCCCAATAGAACGAATGATTTTAGTAATGTTTTGGGCCATCTCTTCGTCGTTGTTAGCACTAATCAAAGAGATAGCGTAGATATTGTCAAGGGTAATTTCCGATGCATTGAGCGAGATTTCGGACTCTAGAGTCTTCATCAACTTAGTGAACTCGCTTCTAATCAGCGTTGGGTTATATCCCAGTTCAATAAGTTTCATTCCTTCCTTGATTAGAGCATTAGCCAAGACCGAAGCAGAAGTAGTTCCATCGCCGGACCTTTCTTGCGCTCTTTTACAAACCTCAATTAGAAGTTTTGCTCCAACCATTTCTTCTTTTGATAGAGAAATGTTCCGAGCAATTGTGACGCCATCGTTGATAATCAATGGTGGTAAATCATCCGGCCTGTCAATAATAACAGAGTTTCTTGCTGGTCCCAATGTCACCCCGATTACATCGGCTACTGCTTCAATTCCTTTCACTAGTGTTTTATTTGTTTCTTCTTCGTTATAAATCATTCTTCTTCCTCCTTTAGATAAAAGTGTCCGCTGCCTGCGTGTTCAACCCTACCAATGTAGGATTTAAATTTGTTTTCTACTTCATCATCAGTTGATACATTCCAAACCCATTTTGATAGGTTCGATTCAAGCCAATGAATATATTCTATGACCGTGGGGGTGGGTATTTGATTACTCATTATTCCGCCTCCCATTTCATCGTTACGTCGCAACAAGTCATGATATTTATGATTGGTTGTCGGTTTCTTGGGAAACTCTTTTCACAGCGTTTGCATGTAGCAACCCACTTCATTCTTCCTCACCTACTACCGCTACAATATCATGTGGTGATATCGCTTCAAATTCTTCGCCATTGAAAGTAAATACGAAACTTGACTTATAGACTACCAAGTCTCCTACTTCCGTTTGGCTGTTCTTCTCAATCACAACGCCGATATTTTTAGGTTGTCCCCTAATGATACCGCTTTCTGATTTTAGTTTTCTTTTCTGTATTATGATATAATCATTCTTTGTCTTCATTCTTCTTCCTCCTGTTCTTTTATACATTTTTTGCAATAGCCCCACTTAGATAATGTCTTTGATGGTGCGTGATAGCACTCACCACAATAGGGCGAATATTTTCTCATAGCATCACCGTCGCAAATAATCCTAGAGTAATGATGTTCACAACCATTACTCCGATTGCTATTTTGTTCATACTATGAATGTCGTCCTTCACTTGAACTAATTCGTGAAAAACCATATTTCCAATTTCAATTAGAGTTTCCATGTCTTTCTTCATTGTATCTACTCTCCGTTTCTTTTAGTGTTAGGTTGTCTACATAGCCTTGCGCCCAAACAGACAGGGGGATATATTTTACTAAATCTCTCATGTCCATTTTAGCGTCTACAAACCAAGCAGTAAAGGGGACGCCCTGCGATTTTCTTCTCATTAAAAGTCCTCCAATGTTTTTCTTGGTCTTACCTTCGGTCTTGACCGTCTTTTCTTTTTGATTCCTAATAATTTACACTCCCCCTCGCTCAGTTTGCCCGAAACAAAGTCAGCGTATGGTTGGTTGCTTATCAACTTTTTCAAGACATATGTTTCGTCCGCCTTGAATCCCAACTTCAAACATATGGTTTGGTAGGGGTTCTCTTCCTTTCTCTTCGGGGGGATAATTTTTCGGTAGCCACCACTCCACGAGTAAGCAAACAAAGCATAAAAGTATTCCTTGCTTACACGGTTCATCATGGATGACACCACCATTAGTTTATCATTATCCGGAAAGGTAGCGGTTGCCCAAGAAAGCAATTGCATGGGTGGTGGTGAAAGGTTCACCAAATCTTTATAAAACCTAGCCCGGTCTTTACTTTTGATATACACTCCCATTATGTTCCAAATACTGTCAGTAAAGGAAATGTATTTCTCGTTGTTTTTACAAGATAAAAGCAAAGCCGTTTGGTAGTGATTTTTAGCACCACACATTTTAACATCACATGCGTTGATAATCGGTTTAGGTACTGATTTTTTGTCCTGCGATGTTAGAATTAAATCCACACCTGAGTGAATTAAATCCAGTATTTTATCCTTGTCCGGCTTGTAATTTACTTCTTCAATAACGACCGTGTAATCCTTCGGTATAGAGAACGGGTCATCAATCGTAATATCGTTAGCGTAGTAAAAAAGATTTACTCCACCCCCCGCTTCTATCTTTGCTTTAGTAGTCTTTCCTGTTCCCCATTTTCCTATAAATATTTTAGGTCTTTTCCTCATCTTCATCAATCTTCACCTTAAATCTGTATTTGCTGTCTTCTTCTAAATGTGTTTTTTCTTCAACCATTTTCATTAGGTCTTTGAATTTCATCCATCCTGTGTTTTTAGAAGGCACAAAGGATGGAAATATTTCGCAGATGCGAAAAATACTGTGTCTTCGTCTAATTATTATCGTGTCCGAGCGTCGTCCCCTTTCTCTAATAAGAGAATAACTTACGTTCTCGTTATCTAGTGTAGAGCATATAGCCTCAATCATTTTCTGCGGGGGACGAATATATACGAAAAACCTAGGTTCCCAACCACGGGTGCTTCTCACATTTACTATGTGGAATTTGCACGACGCTGTGGTTAAAAGAATACCACTAAGTTGTTCAGTTGAATACATTATACCCCGCCCATATCATCTAGGTCAATAGTCCATAAATGAAACTTTTTGTGTCCGAAAATAAATAGACCCGCTTTATCTTTCGGTCCTATGAATGTTTCTCCGCATATCAAACAATGAACACGGACGATTTCATTATACAGACGAATAGATGATTCGTCTATAATGTCAAGCACATTTCCCTCTTGGAGGGGCGAAGTTTCTTCCTCAGTTTCCCACATATAGCCTCATGTAATCTCTAAGAGTAAGGTTCCTAAAAAGGCTTTTGGTAGGTAGTTTCTTCTCTTCCGAATTAACGACAATAACTTCCGCTTTATTACCGGTTTTTAATTCTTTTATGAGTTTTTTAGCCTCTTTTATGTAGCGTTTTTGTGCCGCTTCATTCCATTCGTGAAATGTAGAACAGGGACTCTCCATAAAAAGACCACAATCCTCGTCCAAAAACTCCCAAATAATTGCTTCAATTATTCTATTCCTACATTCTTCCCTTGTTTTGGGGGCGTCATCGCTATCGTAAGTAACTGAGTAATTAGCGTCCATGTCATTCCTTCTCCCGATAATTAGGGTGATTCTTTGGTAGGCGGTGTAGTCGTCGTTCGCTCATATTTTGCATATACTGAGCGATACTAGCAACACTACTGCCCCAACGTTTTTCTGCTACTTCGTCGTTTTCGGGAACCATTTGATACTTCAAGGTCTTCAATGAATCGGCAATCAATTCCGAGTCTAACAACGCTTGAAGTATTTCGTATTCGCCGTGGGTTACAGTTCTAATCCTCGTCATGACAATCACACCCGCCGTCTAAATCACTCATAGCCATAATGTAGCCGCCAAGGGTAAAGGTTGCTAGTTTAAGTTCTGCGCTAAACGCTTTGTTAAACTTTTCTGCATCTTCTGTTAGGACCAACAATCTATCATACAATTTCTCTAGATTCATTCATTCCACCTCGTCCATGATACGGGTCCACGCCAGCATGATATCTTCTCGTGAAATCCTAGTGTTTTGATTACCTCGTCGGGTCGCCTCTTCACTAGAAAGTTTAATCAAGAAAGCAAGCAAACGCTCACTTCTTGCTTTAAGTTCATCTACTGCGTCCTCCTTAATACCTCGTCCGCCTGTGTTTATTCCAATAATTCTTCTAATTTCTCTTACGCTAACCATTTTCTATACTCTCCTTTGTTATAAAATATTTCTATGCCGGAACCGGTTAAGTCCCAAGCAATCCATAATTGGCCCGTTCCGTATGAAATTTCCATAGCGGCCCAGCCCTGCTTCACAGTTCCTAAATTCTTTACATCTACCATATTTCCATAGAGCATACGATACAACATACTTATATGATTAACATTATCATGTATGTATTGTATAACTAAATGCTCTTGCACATTCACCCACTCTTCATCCGAGTAGTATTCTCCCGTCCAATCACAAACTCTACATTTGTTCCCATGACACACGGGACAAACATACCTAATGTCGTGAACGGGAAATCTAACGACATTTTTCAGTTCAGCGGGAATTTTTCCATTTGAACGATTTTTGTCATTGTTTCTTTGCCGTGTTCTTTCTTCCATATCAACCTCTCCTCACCACCGAGAACAATTGCTTCCTTTAGAATAGGTCGCCATGTTCTCAAGGTTCTGCGGTCGGTTCCCGACCAAAAGGCAACTCCAAAAGGATGGGTATGAATCCAACACTTCAAAGGAAGTTTCATTCCCGAAACCATAACTCCTCCGTAGTCCACCAAACCCGGTGAACCCGAGTTCATAAATAGTTTATCATTAGCATCAACTATAACTGATACTTCTAAACCACCCAAGGTCTCAACGGATGCTTCCCATATTTTATCCAAAAACATGGGACTATCGGTTTCACCCATTCCACTATAAAGTAAGTGTCTCCAAGCATCGTGAATTGGTTTCTGCCAAACATCGGCAGGAACATCAGTCCATCGTTTATTCAAATTACCTACGGGTTCCTTGATATTATCTCCTAGGAAAAACCCGTGGTAGTCGTTCTCAATTTTTTCTTCCATTTCTTCTTTCATATTTTTTCCTCCTTATATAAAGTTTGCAATTACTCCTAATGCTAAGACACTTGCAAGTATTCCTAGTCTTTTTAAATTTTGCAGGGGGTCTACGTCCAAAATAGTTCCCGTAATTAGATTCTCCATTAGGAAACTTTTATCGTCTATTGTATAACTTTTCCATTCTAAAACACTATCTAGTGTTGGCAAACAGAAATGATACCAATAACCATCCGTTACAATAAATCTATAGCCACTAATGTTAGGAACATTCGCTAAGAAATCCTCTACTTGCTGAATACCCTTATGGGTTTGATTGGGTGCCTCCGCTTCAATTAACCACTTGATAGGGTGCTTATGTCCCTTAAAAGAAACGGTTAACAAATAGTCTAAATATTTATTTTTATTATCCACCGTTGTAAATTGAGGTTCACGAATATACTCAGTCTTAGATGATTCAGTTTTAGCCCTTATCTCAACGGCCTCAAGCATTGGTTCAATCAAATTTTCTTGAACAGCAGTTTCGGGTTTAGTTGATACCAAGAAATGCTTACTTGTCATAAATCTATTATTCATAAGAGCAATCTTACCTTCTTCTGTTAGAATATCAAGAAATTTAAACTGAGAAAGCATCTTAGATTCAGCATAGTAAAATCTCTTTGCTTGTCTCATCTTAGCCCTTCTTTCTTCCTTGATTATATTCTTCTTTTTCTCTTCACAGGTTCTTGCGGTATGTCCTATGACACCACAATAACCACACTTCATATCTTTTACTGTTTTCTTCATTCAATCACTTCTCCTGTTCATAGTTTGGTAGCATGGGTGACATACTCCTTTATTGGGATGTACGTTTCTTCGTTTTTGGCATCGTTTACATGCTTTCATTCCTCTTCACCTTCTAGCATTTTTATATCTAATTTTAACTCCATCAAGGCTCCCCACACATGGGACATACCATTGACGCTTAGTTGAGTTTTATCTCTTATTTCCTTGAGGTGCATTTGAGTAAAGGTAAATACTATCATAATTAATAGTAAATTACCAATACTGATTGCTATTACTGCGTCAATCATTCTTCTTCCTCCGTATAGTCTGCTAATACTCTATGAATAATCTCGGACATAACTCCGATAAACACAATCAAAACTGTTAGTGTAATTATGGGATTCATTCGTCATCACACACACAATAATCGTTACAATGAGGACATTCACCCATCATTCTTCCTCACCTAGCGAGTCGTATGAGTCGGGGTTGTGAAGTGCATTGTGCTTGTGCCACGCTTCCAAATCAGCATCGGTCATGCACGCATCGCACACCATTCCTACTTCGGGAACGAGGTAGTCTTCTGTTGCGTCTGCGCCACAGCGAATGCAGTCAAGGCATGACATCTTGGCTTCTGCTTCGTGCAATCCCCGAAATCGTAGCCACATATTATATAGATACTTTCCAGCAATCGCTAGAACGAGTAAGTCTAAAAGGATTCCTATCCCTAGAAATATAATAAATTCTGTTTCCATATAACCACCTCAAATGCTCAATTGAATGTGCTTCTTGACATCTTCCCCAGCGAACCAACGCTGAACCCATTGTGCGCCCATACCAGCAATAGCAACATGGGTAAAGTGAATAT